CAATAGCAAAATTAGTAATTAAGGATTTAATTACTGGTGATGGAATTAAAGAAGAATTATCACTTAGTATAAGTAAAATAAGATTATTAGAACAAAAAATTGTTTTAAAAGATAGTGTTATAAAAAATTTAGATTTTAAAATAGGAAATTTTGAATCTATAATGTTAACTAAAACTGATCAATTAACATTATCCCAAGAATTATCTAAAAGACTTCAATCGGATTTAAAAAAACAAAAACTAAAAACTAAACTTATGGGTGGAGCGGGTATTATAGCCGTTGTAGGAGTAGTAGTATTATTAAAATAATATATGGCTGATTTAAAAAGGGTAATACGTCAAGAATATTTAAAATGTGCTAAAGACCCAGTACATTTTATGCGTAAATATTGTTATATACAACACCCACAAAGAGGACGTATACAATTTAATTTATACCCATTTCAAGAAAAAGTATTAACGTTAATGCGCGATAATCCTTACTCAATTATCTTAAAATCTAGACAATTAGGTATATCTACATTATCAGCAGGTTATTCTTTATGGTTAATGACTTTTCATAAAGATAAAAATATACTTTGTATTGCAACAAAACAAGAAACAGCTAAAAACATGGTTACTAAGGTAAAATTTATGTATGAAAATTTACCTTCTTGGCTTAAAATAGATGCAGCCGAAAATAATAAATTAAATTTAAGATTAAAAAATGGGTCCCAAATAAAAGCAACATCAGCAAGTAGTGATGCTGGTAGATCAGAAGCAGTATCTTTACTACTAATTGATGAAGCAGCATTTATTGAAAACATTGGAGAAATTTGGGCATCAGCACAACAAACATTAGCAACGGGAGGTGGTTGTATAGCATTATCAACTCCTTATGGTACAGGTAATTGGTTTCATCAAACATGGACTAGAGCAGAATCTTCAGAAAATGAATTTTTACCTATTAAATTACCTTGGTATGTTCATCCTGAAAGAGATGAAGCATGGAGAAAAAGACAAGATGAATTATTAGGTGATCCTAGAATGGCAGCACAGGAATGTGATTGTGATTTTAGCACATCGGGCGATATTGTATTTTATCCTGAATATATAGATTTTTACGAAAAAACATATGTAAAAGATCCTATGGAAAGAAGAGGCGCAGATCAAAATTTATGGGTTTGGGAATCACCTGATTATACAAGAGATTATGTTGTAGTAGCAGATGTTGCTCGTGGGGACGGTAAAGATTATTCAGCATGTCATGTGATTGATGTAGCAAATAATACACAGGTTGCTGAATATAAAGGACAATTAGGTACAAAAGATTATGGACATTTATTAGTTGGTTTAGCTACTGAATATAATGAAGCAATGTTAGTAATAGAAAATGCTAATATAGGTTGGGCAACTATACAAGTTGCTTTAGATAGAGGATATCCAAATCTTTATTATTCACAAAAGAGTGACTCCCCCACTTCTAATTCGTATTTTGATAAATATCAAGATCACTCTAAAATGGTAGCAGGTTTTACAATGTCATCTAGAACAAGACCTATGATAATAGGTAAATTTCAAGAGTACATTAGCGATAAAGGAGTAACAATACAATCTAAAAGGTTAATTGAAGAAATGAAAACCTTTATATGGAGAAATAATAGAGCAGAAGCCCAGAGTGGGTATAATGATGATTTAGTTATGTCATTTGGCATTGCTATGTATATTAGAGATACTGCATTAAAAATGAGACAACAAGGATTACAAGCAACCAAAAATGCATTGAACAATATGACTGTAAATAAAACAGCATATCAAGGTAGTTATGGTTTTTCAAAAGGTCCTGATAACCCCTATCATATTGATACTAAAGATGGTAAAGAGGATATTAGATGGCTCCTATAGTAATATTTATAATAATAATAATAAATTATGGCTGATAAAAGCGTATTTTCAAGATTAAAAAGATTATTTTCAACTGATGTAGTAATTAGAAATATTGGTGGAAATCAAATTAAAACAATAGATTCAGGTCATATTCAATCTAGTGGTGAATATGAAACTAATTCGTTAATAGATAGATATAATAGAATTTATTCTACGGCACCATCATCTTTATATGGGGCACAATTTAATTTAAACTACCAGTATTTAAGAACAATGATCTATTCTGAGTATGATGTAATGGATCAAGATGCCATTATTGCATCTGCCCTTGATATATTAGCTGATGAATCTACTTTAAAAAATGACATGGGTGAAGTACTTCAAATTAGAAGTGCTAATGAAGATATACAAAACATATTATATAATTTATTTTATGATGTATTAAATATAGAATTTAATATGTGGATGTGGATTCGTCAAATGTGTAAATATGGTGATTTTTTCTTAAAATTAGAAATCGCAGAAAAATTTGGTGTATATAATGTTATACCTTATACAGCTTACCATATGGAAAGACAAGAAGGATTTAATGAAGAAAACCCCCAAGAAATAAGATATGTTTACGCACCAGAAGGATATGCGGGTGGTGGAACAAGTAGTTCTGGTTATTATACAGTAAACCAAACCCCAGATGATACAACAGGAATTGTATTTGATAATTATGAAATGGCTCATTTTAGGTTAGTAGGTGATGTTAATTATCTTCCTTATGGTAGAGCTTATATTGAACCGGCTAGAAAATTATTTAAACAATATACGTTAATGGAAGATGCAATGTTAATTCATAGAATTGCACGTGCACCTGAAAAAAGAATTTTTTATGTAAATGTTGGAGCTATACCTCCTAATGAAATAGAAACATTTATGCAAAAAACTATTTCAACCATGAAACGTACTCCATTTATGGATGAAAAAACTGGTGAATATAATTTAAAATATAACATGCAAAACATGATGGAGGATTTTTATATCCCTGTTCGTGGAAATGATAATACAACTAAAATAGACACTACCCCAGGATTACAATATGATGGTATTCAAGATGTAGAATATTTAAGAGGTAAATTATTTGCCGCACTTAAAATTCCAAAAGCCTTCTTAGGATATGAAGAAGGTGTAGAAGGTAAAGCTACATTAGCACAACAAGATATTAGGTTTGCTCGTACAATTGATAGAATACAAAGAATTATTTTATCTGAATTAAATAAAATTGCATTAGTCCATTTATATACACAAGGATACACAGATGAAACATTAACTAACTTTACTCTTAGTATGACAACCCCTTCTATCATTTATGATCAAGAAAGGATTGAGTTAATGAAATCTAAAGCTGAATTATCCGCAACATTATTAGAACAAGGATTAGTCCCATCTGATTGGATTTATGATAATATCTATCACTTTAGTGAAGACCAATATGATGAATATAGAGATTTAGTAAGAGAAGATGCTAAACGTAAATTTAGAATAGCTCAAATAGAAGCAGAAGGTAATGATCCTGTAGAAACAGGTAAATCATATGGTACTCCTCATGATTTAGCTTCATTATATGGTAAAGGAAGAATGTATTCAGACCCAGGAAATGTACCTGAACCTGAAAAATATGCGGCTGATGATCCTAAATTAGGAAGACCAAAAGATACTAACGTTAAACGTAATACACAAGATGATAATTTTGGTAAAGATAGATTAGGAACTAAACGTTTAAAAGATAAAGATAAAAATGATTCTGATTCTATTAGACCAAAATTTAAAGGTGGTCCCTTAGCTTTAGAAAGTGCAGCTAAAATAAGCTATTTAAAGAATAAGGATATATTTAAAAGCTTGCCTAACCCTAATAAAAAACAATTAGTATTTGAGGAGGATAAAGATACATCTTCATTATTAGATGAAAACCAATTAAAGAAGTAAAATATTTTACATATTTATAAATAAATATATTTTTTGATGAAAATAAAACATTCAAAGTACAAAAATACAGGAATTTTATTTGAACTACTAGTACGCCAAATAACAGCAGATACATTAAAAGGAGGTGACTCACCTGCGATTGATATCTTAAAAGAGTATTTTGTAAAATCTGAACTAGGAAGAGAATATAAATTATATGAATCTATAATTAAATCTAAAGTATTAACTGAAGGTAAA